TAGAAAGTAATATGAATACAAAAGTAGATAAATCCTCACGCGAGTCTAACACGAGAGCAGCTAACGCTCGTGTAAAAAGTTGGACTTTACCGTCCAGTTTGGATGCGCCACCTGCGCCAAAAGGTTTTATCCATAGATGGATAAGAACTGAAGTTGCGGGTTTTGAGGATACAGGAAATGTGTCTAAAAAACTTAGGGAAGGTTATGAATTTGTCAGAGCAGATGAATATACTGATATTGACAAACATAAATATCCCGTTGTAGCTAAAGGAACCTATCAGGGGTGTATTGGGATTGGAGGCCTTGTGCTGGCAAGGATACCTGAAGAGATCTTAAAACAGCGAAGTGACTATTTTAGAAAAGTTACTCAAGATCAAATACACGCTGTAGATAATGATCTAATGAAGGAACAGCACCCGGGAATGCCTATCAATATTGATAGACAATCCAGAGTGACCTTTGGTGGTGGACGAAAATCTTAATTTATTAGGAATCTCTACCAACATAAGGCGGCTTAACTTAAACTTAAATAGGAGAAAACAACTATGGCAAACGTAGTAGAAAAGTTCGGTCTAAGACCGTACAGAAAACTAGATGGTACGCCATTAGTAGGTGCTCAGAACAGATACACGATCTCTAATAACAATGGTACAGCAATTTACCAAGGTGACTTAGTGGTTCCTGAAACTGATGGTGATATCACCAGACATACAGCAGGTAACAGTGCGTCTGTAATCGGAGTATTTAATGGGTGTTTCTACACTGATCCTACAACTCAAAAGCCGACTTACAGCAACTATTATCCAGGTAGTATTGCAGCTGACGACATCACAGCATTTGTTGTTGATGACCCAGATGCAGTATTCTTAATGGATGCTGACGCGGCATTTTCGAGAGCGGATCTGTTTCAGAACTACTCAGTGACTAATGCTACTGGTAATGCAAAAACTGGTATCTCAGAAGTACAACTTGATGTTGGCGCTTCTGGAACTAATGCATCATTTGTTATTCAGGCGATTGATATATCTCAAGACCCAGATAACAATACTGCAGGTTCGGCTAACGTTAACGTGTTAGTCAGAATTAACAAACACTTTTACCGTGATGGTACAGGTATATAATAGAATAGGAGTATAATAATATGGCTATATCTAGATCACAGCTAGTTAAAGAACTAGAGCCAGGTTTGAATGCACTATTCGGCCTGGAATACGATCGTTACGAAAATGAGCATGCTGAAATCTATGCTACTGAAACTTCAGACAGAGCGTTTGAAGAAGAAGTAATGTTATCAGGTTTTGGTTCTGCTCCAGTAAAACAAGAAGGTGCGGGCGTTGTGTTCGATCAAGCAAATGAAACTTTCACTGCTAGATACTCACACGAAACAATCGCATTAGCTTTCTCAATTACTGAAGAAGCGATCGAAGATAACTTATACGACAGACTTGCAGCGAGATACACAAAAGCTCTTGCAAGATCTATGTCAAACACCAAACAAGTAAAAGCTGCGGCTGTATTGAACAACGCGCAAGTAACAACTGTAACTGGTGGCGATGGTGTATCGTTAATTAACAATGCACACCCATTAGCAACAGGCGGAACTTTCTCAAACGTTCTAGCAACTGCTGCTGACTTGAACGAAACATCTTTAGAGCAATCTTTGATTGACATTGCTGGTTTCGTAGACGAGAGAGGATTAAAAATTGCTCTTTCTGGTAGAAAAATGATAATTCCAAAAGAATTACAATTTACTGCTGAAAGAATTATGAAATCACCTCTAAGAAGCGGTACTGCAGACAATGACATCAATGCTTTAAGACAAATGAACATGGTTCCAGAAGGATACAGAATCAATCACTTCTTAACAGATACTGATTCTTTCTTCCTTTTAACTGATGCTCCAAATGGTCTTAAGCATTTTGTTAGAAGTCCAATCAAAACAGCTATGGAAGGTGACTTCGATACTGGTAACGTAAGATTTAAAGCTAGAGAAAGATATTCTTTCGGGTTCTCTGACCCAAGAACTATCTTTGGTAACGGTAACTTACCAACTAGTTAATCTTTGTTAGGTTAATGACTAAAGGGCGGTCTTTATGACCGCCCTTTTTTTATGTATAATAGAATCACTGAATATAACTTTTTGATGTAGACCGAATTCAGCGGACGGCCTAGAGACTACATTAAAATAACTAGGAGAATAAATTATGGCTAATACTACTTTTACAGGTCCAGTGACTTCCCTTCAGGGTTTCATTGGTGGTGCTAACGTAAATGCTTCTGACACTCAACAAGGTGGCTCAGTTGCATGGTCAGTATCAAATGACACAACTTTAACAATCGCTACAGGTACAAGAGCTGGCGAAACTTTATTAGCAACTGCTAATGAAGGTGTTATGGTTTACACATCTAACGGTGCTACAGGTAATTCTGTATATGCATTTTCAGATGGTACAAATTGGTTAAGAATGGATACGAGAGCAGCAGTAGCAGCATCGTAATAATAAATTAGTGGCTCCTTCGGGAGCCACAACTAAGGAGTAAACATGAGTTATAAATCAGACATACAAGCAACTAGATCTACTGCAGCTGCAGGTGCAGCAGCAATTATTTCAGGTCCTATTAGAGTAAAAGGGATTTCAGTTGCTTCTGATGCTGGTGGCGCAGGAGTTTTAGAATTAACTACAACATCAAATGCAGGAACTACACTTTTAACTGTAGATGTTCCATCAGGAGATGTTTACACATTAAATATCCCTGAAGATGGAATTTTATTTCCTCAAGGAGTATTTTGTAAAACTAAAACTAATGTAGCAGCATATACATTATTTACTGATATATATGATGCGCCTAGACTAACAGGTCAGAATGGCTAGAATTGGTTGTCAAATTAAAGGAACTGGTAAAGCTGTCGCAAAAGCTTCTTTTGGCGGAGTGGCAGCTATTACCGATGCTATTGGTACAGCAGTTCCTGCAAGTACACTTACGACAGGATTAAAAACACAAGCTAGATCACAAGCTGAGAAAAAAGAAACTGAAAAAGAAACATCTAAAATGAAAAAAGGTGGTATGCCTACACGTAGAAAAAGTGCAGGATATTACAGACCTACAAAATCTGGTGCAGGTATGACAGCAAAAGGCGTAGCTGCATATAGAAGAGCAAATCCAGGTTCTAAATTAAAAACAGCAGTTACAGGTAAAGTTAAAAAAGGATCTAAAGCTGCAAAAAGAAGAAAAAGTTATTGCGCGAGATCTCTTGGTCAGTTAAAAAGAGCTAGTGCAAAAACAAGAAATGATCCAAACTCAAGAATTAGACAAGCAAGAAGAAGATGGAAATGCTAAGTGTCTTATTTAAATGCAAGCATACCTCCAATATATTGTAAAATACGTACGGAATATTTGTACGACATGGATAAGTCTCGAAAAGGCGAAAGAGATTGTGTTATTTTTGGAATTACTTCTATTACGGGACGTTCCATCCTTTTTAACATCATGTTATCGAACGGTGCGTGCTTTTGGCGTCTGCCTATCTCAGCGTTCTTCCAAAAACATTTTTCTAGAAATCAAGTGCCCGATATGTCGTTATCAGAGTTACAGTTGTGGAACTGTTTTAGTTATTATCCTAGTGTGCATCGGTTTGATTGGCTGGATGGTGTAGATGGTAAGTTTAGGGGAAAGGATAAAAAGTTTTATCCTGGCACCTATCTTTTTACTGTTGACTGGGGTCATCCTGAGTCCAATATTCTTAATACTGAACATTCTGAAATTCCTCAAGAACATAAGTGTGCGCATATATTGGCTCTTGATAACGGCAATTATGCAGCTCAGCCTAATAATCGCATTCTGTGGCACATTAATAGCTATACAGTTGATAACGATTGGCCAGACTTTAAAGTCCAAAATACGGTCTGGGATTGCGAAGACTCGGATTGGGTGACTGAAGATACAGATAATATGTTCTATGGTATAGAAAAGAAGTAGCGCCTCATCTATAATATATCTTGGGGAAAAACTATAAATGAGGCTTATTACATTAATAGCAGTAGTAATATTTTTTGCAACAAAAGGATTTGCTGATGTTGAACAAAATAATGTATCTGGGGGAAATACTTCGATACAGGGCGGCTATACGGCGTCTACAACTTATGAATCTGGCTCTTCTTCTTCTAGTACTACTACTAACAACTCTACTAGCAATATTCGGTCTGCCCCAAATACTGCAACTGCTCCTGGATTAGCCCCATCGGGTATTGATGTTTGTTCGGTATCAGCTTCTGCTGGTGTTCAAACATTCGGTATTGGTATTTCAGGTGGTAAGTCTTTTAGAGATGAAAATTGTGAAAGAATTAAACTTGCAAGAGAACTGAAAGCAAACGGTATGTCTGTGGCAAGTGTGGCATTATTATGTCAGGACCCAAGAGTTTTTGAAGCTATGATTCATGCAGGAACGCCATGTCCTTACAACGGTAAGATTGGTAAAGAAGCATCTGCAGCTTGGACTAAATATAATAAACTTAGACCTGACT